TTCAAGCACAATTTTATCAGCGTTAGCAATTGCCAATAACTTTTCAACACGTGCAATGTTAACCTTATTGTTTGGCATATCGCTTGCGCTAACCCATGCCGCTTTCAATGCCTTCGCATACTTTTCGAAAGGCGTGATTTCAGGTTTATTACTACCCGTGAATTCACGTGCGCCTTTCTCAATTGCGCTTAAATTTGGCATTGATTTACGTGTTAACTTTTCAGCGTATTCGTTCCAATATTCCAATGGTTTAAAACCTTCAGTTATTGCTTCGCCTATTTTAGCAATCAACGTCATACGCTTATAGATTGCATTGTGCGTTGATTTAACTGGTAGGGCTTTACGGTCTTTTACTGGTAACAATGTGTTGGCTTCTTTTACACTAGCCTTAAAACCTGCAAAGGTAGGCAATTCTAACCCGCTAAAAATAACAGTTATTGCGCTGTTATCGAATAGCATATCGCTATTTGAAACGTCCGTCATAATGCCATAATCAAACGGCTTTACTGGGATATCGAATGATGTTGTTTCACTTGTTACAATGTGAAGCATAGGGATAGCTTTAATAGCAGGTTTACCTGCTTTGATTGTAGATAGTTTAGTCATGATAAATTCCTTTTCATTAAATTAAGTTTGGGTCTTTCGCGTTACATCCATAACGCAACATCTATTATACAGTATTTTAAGTCCTTGTCAACACTTACTAGACCTTATCAGACCTTATCAGACCTTATCAGACCTTATCAGACCCCACTATACCCCTACCCCCAAGCTTTTATTGAGCCTCAGTGCCGCGCTATGCGGCTCTATTCCACACTAATAATCCATATTTTTTTAATAATTTCCAAAAACATAAAAACCAAACGTACTTATAGGGACTATTTATACAGAAACACCCCCCGTCATCTTTAGGAAACCCTTTACCCTAAAATTTTTATATGCTACATTCACCCCAACAACTTGGGAAACCCAACAACCCATGCAGACTATGAATGACCTTTTAGAGTTTAATGATGCCGATGTAGATGCCTACATGCCTACGCTTGAGCGCGTGGATGAGCTTGACGTACATTTCGCAGGTGACATATCCTACCGAGAAGAAGTCAGGGCACGTGCACGTACCACTATCGAGCTGATGCAACATGGGATGCAGGTATTTGAGACTGCTGATACCGATAGACTAGCCTCTCAAATCTTTACGGAACGTGAACCGTTCGCCCCACACAAAGAAAAACCCGATGTAATCCTGCAGCTAGAAGCCCTGCTGACCCAGTACGACCATGAGGTTGTCAGAGAGTCCATACAAGTGCGGCGCTACGTGATGAATAAGCTACTGGTAGAGTCGGAAAATGCCTTAAAAGCGAGTGAACGCATTAAAGCCCTAGAACTTTTAGGTAAGATTGCAGAAGTAGGGATGTTCGTAGAGCGTAGTGTGATAACTATCGAGCATAAATCGACACAAGAGCTTGAGATAGAGCTGGAAGAATCGTTAAAACTGCTGTTCAATGCCGATACAAACACCTACGAAGCCCCTGCAATGCCTAAAACCAGCATAAAAGATATCGAAATACATATCTAAAAGCAAAAACCCCACAAAATGAACCTCGACCAAGACAAAATCGCGCACATTATGGCTAACTTACATAAGCTACCGCGTGATAAACAGGCGGCGACGCTCAAACTGGTCAAAGAACTGCAGAAACGGCAGACACGTGCGGTATCGCAAGTGCATTTCTTAGATTTTGTGCAGCAGATGTGGGCTGGGTTCATCATGGGCAGACACCACAAAATCATGGCAGAGAAGTTCGAGGCGGTAGCTAGAGGTGAAATTAAAAGATTAGCTATTAGCCTACCGCCACGACATACGAAAAGTGAATTTGCATCATACCTGCTCCCTGCATGGTTCTTGGGCAACTACCCTGACAAAAAGATAATGCAAGCATCCCATAAGGCAGACCTCGCCATCAGCTTCGGACGAAAAGTGCGTAACCTTGTGGACTCCCCCGCCTATAAAGAGATTTTTCCGGATGTGGAACTGCAGACCGACTCTAAATCAGCCGGACGATGGGGTACGAATAAAGGCGGCGTGTATAACGCACTAGGCGTAGGCGGTGGTGCAGCTGGTATGGGTGCAGACATATTCATCATCGACGACCCGCACAACGAGCAGGACATACTCAACGGCAATACAGATGCGTTCGATACGGCATGGGAATGGTATATGTCAGGTCCACGTCAACGGCTACAACCGGGTGGGGGTATCATCGTCGTGCATACTCGCTGGTCTAAAAAAGACCTGATAGGGAAACTACTAGACTACGCAGCTAAGAATCCAGAAGCAGACCAGTGGGAGTACATCGAGTTTCCCGCCATCATGAACGAGGGCACAGCGTTTGAGTCATCCCTGTGGGAAGAATTCTGGACCCTGAAAGAACTTAAGAAAATACAAAGCACGATTGCGCCACACCTCTGGAACGCGCAGTACATGCAGAACCCCACCGGTGCTGAAGGCGCACTGATAAAAAAAGAGTGGTGGAAGATATGGGAGGATGAGACACCGCCTAAATGTGAGTTCATCATCATGAGCCTCGATGCCGCACAAGAAGCCCATAACCGCGCCGACTATAATGCGCTGACGACATGGGGGGTGTTTTTTAATGAAGAAGTGGATAACTACAACATCATCCTGCTCAACGCGGTCAAAAAGCGCATGGAGTTTCCTGAGCTGAAGGTAATGGTGTTGGAGGAGTATCGAGACTGGGAGCCGGACTCATTCATGGTGGAGAAGAAATCAAACGGGGCGGCACTCTACCAAGAGCTACGTCGCATGGGCATCCCAGTGGGGGAGTTTACACCGGGCAAGGGACAAGATAAGATTAGCCGTGTAAATGCAGTGACTGACTTATTTTCTTCTGGTATTGTATGGGCACCAGATAAGCGTTGGGCACATGAGGTTATGGCAGAGTGCAGTGACTTTCCGAACGGTGACAACGATGACTTGGTCGACTCGACGACACTTGCCCTGATACGGTTCAGACAAGGTGGGTTCATTCGACTACCTAGCGATGAGAAGGACGAGATACGAGAGTACCGTCGGGCTAATAATTTATATAATATATAACTATGACCTATTTTAAAATACCAGAGCGGATAGAGATTAGTGAAAAATTACTTCAGCTCGCGGATAATAGTGACCCGTGGTTCGACTATTATAATTTTAAAGTAAAGCCAGTACCACCTGATACACTAAGTGATATTAGCTTGATAAAGTGGTTATCGTTAAGGTACGCGTTTATTGCAGGTATATTGCGGCTTGAACCCTATGTTTGTTACGAGTGGCATACAGATACACGACGAGGCGTAGCTATCAATATGTTGCTTAACGCCGATGGGCTGAGTCATTGTGTATTTTCTAAAGATAGAGGAATGGCGACATGCACATTCCAAGAACTGAAATATGAGCCGGATACTTTTTATGTGTTTAATACACAAGTTCAACACACGGTATTTAATTTTGAGTCACCACGGTATTTACTAAGTATAGAATTCGCTAAAGACAAATATGAATTGGATTATGATAGGGTACTGAACGATATTAAACAAAACTATGTTCCAACTGTAAGAGGATAAATGATGGCAAACAATATAGATAAAAGCGTGTATGCAGCCCCACAAGGACTAGATGCACTAGACCCGAACGCAGATACATCTCAACCTGATATCGAGATTGCCATAGATGACCCTGAAAGCGTGGAAATAAACGCGGATGGCATGACAATCACCCTAGATAACGAGCCGCCAAGCGAAGATGACTTCGATGCTAACTTAGCGGAGTTCATGGACGAGGGGGTGATGAGTGAGCTGTCAAGCGACCTGATAAGCGAGTATGACTCCGACGAGGCATCACGCAAAGACTGGCTAGAAACATACGTGGATGGTATCGAGCTACTGGGTATGAAAGTAGAAGATAGAACGGAGCCGTGGGCTGGTGCGTGTAACGTCTATCACCCACTACTCGCGGAAGCGCTAGTAAAATTCCAAGCGGAAACGATGATGGAAACGTTCCCAGCAGCAGGTCCAGTAAAAACATTGGTTCTTGGGAAAGAAACTAAAGAAAAAACTGAGGCAGCACTGCGCGTTAAAGAGGACATGAACTATCAATTGACTGAGGCAATGCCTGAGTATCGACCAGAACAAGAACGGCTCTTGTGGGGGCTAGGATTAAGCGGAAACGCGTTTAAAAAGGTTTACTACGACCCATCACTACAACGACAAGCAGCTAATTATGTGCCAGCGGAAGATATCGTGGTGCCCTACGGCGCATCATCACTCCAGACAGCACCACGCGTCACACACGTCATGCGCAAGACACAGAACGAGCTACGCAAATTACAGGTCGCTGGGTTCTACCGCGACATTGACTTAGGTGAGCCGACCCATACCATCGAGGAAGTGGAAAAGAAAATCGCTGAGAAGATGGGCTTCAACGCAACGATGGATGACCGATACAGACTTCTTGAAATGCACGTCGATGTAGACTTGCCGGGATATGAGGACGAGGACAAGGATGGCAACCTGACAGGCGTAGCACTACCCTACGTAGTGACAATAGAACGCGGGACAGGCGAAGTGCTTGCAATCCGTCGTAACTGGCAACCGGAAGATAAGACTAAACAAAAACGTCAGCACTTCGTGCACTACGGTTACATACCGGGTTTTGGCTTCTATTGCTTCGGATTGATACATCTCATCGGTGCGGCGGCTAAGTCAGGTACGATGCTGTTACGTCAGTTGGTGGATGCAGGAACGCTATCAAACCTTCCGGGTGGGTTCAAGACACGTGGGCTACGTATCAAAGGGGACGATACGCCTATCGCGCCAGCTGAGTTCCGTGATGTAGATGTGCCAAGCGGTACGATACGTGACAACATACTACCACTACCCTACAAAGAACCAAGCCAAGTGCTCCAGTCATTGATGAATCAAATCATTGAAGAAGGTAAAGCGTTTGCTAACGCAGCTGACTTACAAGTATCCGATATGTCCGCTAACTCTCCGGTAGGCACAACACTTGCCATATTGGAACGCACATTGAAGGTAATGAGTGCAGTTCAGGCACGTATACACTTCGCTATGAAGCAGGAATTTAAGCTTTTAGCGGGTATTATTCGTGATTACACCCCTAAAGAGTACGCTTTTGACCCCGAAGAAGGCGATAGAAAGGCTAAACAAGCCGACTATGACATGGTCGAAGTCATCCCTGTATCAGACCCAAATGCCGCTACAATGAGCCAAAAAGTGGTCCAATATCAGGCTGTGATGCAAATGGCACAGGCAAACCCTCAAATATATGACCTTCCAGAGCTAAATAGGCAGATGTTAGAAGTATTAGGTATTAAAAACATTGGAAAACTTATCCCCACGACAGATGACCAGAAACCACGTGACCCTGTTACAGAAAACATGGCAATCATTAATGGCAAGCCTGTTAAAGCGTTTGAACACCAAGACCATGAGGCGCATATCAAAGTGCACCTTGCCTTCTCACAAGACCCAAAACTTGCAGAGCTTATTGGTCAGAACCCTAAAGCGCAATCTATTGTGGCATCAGGTTACGCGCATCTTAACGAACATATCGCGTTCGCATACAAACGACAACTACAAGACCAGTTGGGTGTGGACCTCCCACCAGAGGACCAACCATTACCTGAAGAAGTTGAGAACGACTTGGCGAGACTTACCGCCACAGCCGCACAACAGCTATTGCAAAAGAGCCAAGCAGACGCTCAACAGCAACAAGCACAGCAACAACAGCAAGACCCACTTGTACAAATGCAACAGCAAGAGCTTGCCATTAAAGACAAGGAAGTTAACATCAAGGCTAAGAAAACCGACGCAGACATTGCACATGACCTTGAGCAACAGAAAATCGAGCGCGAGCGCATCGCATCAGCTGAACGGATTGCTACACAATCTACCGACGCTAAAAAGACTATCGAGGGTGTCAAACTTGGGTTCGAGTCAGTCAAGACAGACAACCAACTAGCGGCGACACAAACGTTAGAGGGCGTACGACTAGGCGCACAGGCTGTGCATAATGACAAGGCGCATGGACACAAGCAAGACCTGCTAGCACACCAGAAAGATACGGCGGCAATGCAACACGCGCAGTATATGCAATCAGCACAGCAAAATAATCAACCACCGTCAGGAGGAACTGAATAATGGAAGCATCGCTGGAGTATTTGCTAAAACAAATTGAAGAACGGCGCATGGCAATAATCGAGTCTATTGGTGATGGCGCTGCCAAAGACTTTGCACAATATCAAAATTCTGTAGGTAGGGTTCAAGGTCTCCTTATCACACAGACTATCATTTTAGACTTTGCAAAACGAATGGAGGACGACAATGAGTAAAGTGAATCTGGCGCAAGCCATAGATTTATCTGCAGTACTGAACCAACCCGAAGAACCTAAAGAACCGGAAAAAGTATCAGTTGCACAATTACCGGCACCTACAGGCTACCACATCTTATGCGCAGTTCCTGAAGCAGAGGAGAAATACGAAAGCGGAATACTAAAAGATTCCACTACAAAACGCATCGAAGAAAATGGCACCGTAGTCTTATTCGTATTGAAGCTTGGTGATATGTGTTACAAAGATGAAGATAAATTTCCTACAGGTCCGTGGTGTCAAGAAGGTGATTTTGTTCTTACACGTGCGTACGCAGGAACACGATTTAAGATTCATGGTCGTGAGTTCAGAATCATCAATGATGATACGGTTGAAGGCGTAGTTCTTGACCCACGTGGCTATAGCCGCGCATAAGGAGAAATAAAATGGCACTAGATAATGACGAGTTTGAATTTCCGGATGAGAAGGAAGTTCACATTGTAGGTAAGACACCAGCAACAGATGCTGATATCGAGATTGACGTAGTAGACGATACGCCTGTGAAGGACCGTAATCGTGAACGCATGCCTAAAGAGCTAGTTGAAGAACTAGAAAAGGACGACCTGACTGAGTACTCCGATGGCGTTAAGAAACGTATGGCACAGCTCACCAAAGTTTATCATGATGAACGTCGTGATAAAGAAGCGGCGGCTAGAGAGAAAGAAGAAGCTATCCGTTTTGCACAGGCTATTGTTGAGGAAAACAAACGCCTAAAAGCATCACTGAATTCAGGTGAACAGGTATACATAGAAGTAGCTAAGAAATCTGCAACAAATGAGATGGATATGGCGAAGCGGGACTACCGTGAAGCCTATGATTCAGGCGACACAGATAAGATTATTGATGCGCAACAACGCATGAATGAAGCGCAGTATAAACTGACCCAAACAAATAATTATCGCCCACAACACAATACCTCTTTACAAGAGAATAATAATGGTGTAAATATACAACCTGAACGACCCCAAGTACCACGACCAGATTCAAAAGCCCTGTCTTGGCAGGATAAGAATTCTTGGTTTGGACAAGATGAGGAAATGACTAGTTTAGCTTTGGGGTTGCATGAAAAACTAGTTAGAAGCGGCATTAGCCCTACCTCTGATGAGTATTACACTCGTATTGATAATACAATGCGCAAACGTTTTCCTGAGAATTTTGAGGATGACTCGCTGGACGAAGATGCACCCGCCCAACGCACTAGACCGTCGAACGTTGTAGCTTCGGCATCGCGTAGTACCGCGCCAAAAAAAGTACACTTATCTAAGACTCAATTAGCTTTGGCTAAGAAGTTTGGATTAACGCCTGAACAATATGCACGTGAGACAATTAAATTGGAGAGACAAAATGGCTGATATAAGACAGAACCGTGAGCTAGAAACTCGTGATACATTTCAACGTGGTGAAGCATGGGCACCGGCAGGGTTATTGCCAGAGTTCAAAAAACAACCGGGTTGGGCATATCGCTGGGTTCGAGTAAGTATGGCTGGTCAAGCAGATGCCATGAACGTATCCTCTAAAATGCGAGAAGGTTGGGAACCCGTCAAATTGGCAGACCATCCAGAAATGCAATTATTAACTAATCCAGACTCACGCTATAAAGATTCAATAGAGGTGGGTGGATTAATGTTATGTAAAACCCCGGAGGAGTTCGTTAACCAACGCTCTGCTTATTACAATAAGCAAACTCAGGCACAGACTGATGCGGTGGATAACAGCTTCATGAAAGAGAACGATTCACGTATGCCGCTATTTAAAGATAAGCGTTCAACGACTTCGTTCGGTAAAGGAAATAAATAGGAGAAATATTATGGCAGCAGTCGCCGCACCATATGGGTTCAGACCCGTAAATCTGATTGGTGGTCTACCGTACGCAGGTAGTACTCGTCAGCTTAAAATCGCTTCAGGTTACGCAAGTAACTTATTCAATGGTCAAGTAGTTCGTATTCATACTGACGGTACTATCAATTTAGTATTAGATGAAGGTACAGCAGCAGACCCTTTCATCGCTGGTACTATTGGTGTATTTGTTGGTTGTACTTACACAGACCCAACTTTGAAATACAAATTGTTCAACCAATTTTGGGCATCTGGTACTGTAGCATCTGATGCTATGGCATATGTTGTAGATGACCCTAACGCAGTGTTCCAAGTTCAAAGTGCTGGTTCATTAGCACAAACTGCATTAGGTATGAACGTTCCTTTAGCAGCAGTACAATCTACATCTACCGGTAGCACAACTAACGGTAATTCAAATACAGCAGTGAGTGCAACACCAGTAGCAACAGATGGTGTAGCGTTCCGTATTGTAGATTTTGTTAATGGTCCATTCTCTCAAGTAGGCGATGCATTTACTGATGTGCTAGTGAAATTCAATCCAGTAGCGCACTCATACCTTAACCCACTTGGCGTAGCATAGGAGAATAAATCATGGCAATTTCACGCGCACAGCTACTAAAAGAATTACTACCGGGCTTGAACGCTTTGTTCGGTTTGGAATACGCACGTTATGGTGAAGAACATAAAGAAGTTTACGAGCAAGAATCTTCTGAACGTTCTTTTGAAGAAGAAACAAAGTTGTCTGGTTTCTCAGCAGCACCTGTTAAAAACGAAGGCAACGCCATCGCTTATGACAATGCTCAAGAAGCATGGACAGCTCGCTACACACACGAAACAATCGCTTTAGGCTTCAGTTTAACTGAAGAAGCAGTAGAAGATAACTTGTATGACACGTTATCAGCTCGCTACACTAAAGCATTAGCTCGTGCTATGGCTTACACAAAACAAGTTAAAGCAGCTAACGTCTTGAACAACGGCTTCAATGCTGGTGGTGCGTTCAATGGCGGTGACAACGTACCGTTGTTCTCAGCTTCACACCCACTTGTTAGTGGTGCAGTTAATAGTAACATTCCAGCAGTACCAGCCGATTTAAACGAAACTTCTTTAGAAGCAGCTGTTATCCAAATCGCCGCATGGACTGATGAACGTGGTCTATTAATCGCAGCAAAACCTAAAAAATTGGTTATCCCACCAGCATTGCAATTCGTTGCAACTCGTTTGTTAGAAACTGAGCTACGTGTTGGCACAGCTGATAACGATATCAACGCGTTGAAAAACAACGGTGCTATTCCAGAAGGTTACGCAATTAACCACTTCTTGACTGACACAAATGCATGGTTCTTAACTACTGATGTTCCAAATGGTTTGAAACACTTTGTTCGTACTCCATTAGGTACTTCAATGGACGGTGACTTTGACACGGGAAATGTTCGCTATAAGGCGAGAGAGCGGTATTCGTTTGGGTGGTCTGACCC